ATGATCCGTCCGCCGCTAGAAAATGTTGGTGGTTTCAGTCGGATGGTTGTTGCTGCTACTCAGGAGAACAGTCCTGAACACGAGCCGTTCTAGTGGGTATTAATCGCACAGAATGGGTTGATCCGCAGGTGTTGCGTAACTCTGATAGTTCTTTGGAGTTGCAGCCTGGCGAAAAGCCTTCTGCTTGGATCAAACGTATTACCGGCAAGAAACCCAATAAACGTCGGTGAAAAAAAAAGATCATACTTGTCAGTTGGCAGACGGCGAGTGTGTTGAGGGGTCGGTCTATGTGGAAGGAATAGCACGCATAGCCCGACCCCTCTGTCCTTGTCCATGCCATCTAAAACCCGGAGAGAAGAAACGTGGATGAAGTTAAAATAAGTGAAGTCTACAGTTTAATTGACTACATTTACGATATTAATGCTGAAATTCGTGACAAAGCATTTCAGAACAAAGACTCACAATTGTGGAATTTGTATGAAGTAGGTCACAATACTCAACTTGCATTGGCTGCTTACGTCGTAGCCCTTCAAAGTCATGGAGACACATGAATCAATCAGAAGCTGAAGCGCTTGTTGTCAAGATGAAGCAGTTGTGGGGTAACCCGTTTAAGGTTACGTCTTCGACTGCAATGGAGTGGGCACAGCATGCAGGCAGTACGTCGTATGCCGACATAGCCCGTGCTATTGACTCGTTTGCAGAAGCTGGTGACAAGTTCCCGCCATCACTTGCCGAAGTTGTATCTCGTGCCAGAACTTACAAACCACGGAATGTTTACAATCCCAATGCCCCGAAATGTTGTGACTGTGGTGGACCTACCTTGTCAGGCATGGCTCACTTTCCATTCTGCAAACCGCATGGAACCGGCGACTACTATATTCAACCAATGAAGGAATACGTAGATAGATGAGCGGAAACACGATGAATGAATTTGTCAACGAAGGAAATATGTTGGGTCAAATTCCAGTATTTATTACTATGTGGAATCCGATTCTTAAAGTTCCTTCTACAATAGTCTGGGAAGAAGGCTGGGATTTTCTTGATAATGAACAACGACAAGAAATTCTAATTGCAGTTGATGAAACCCTAGAAGAAATGCAAGAACATATCTTGCCAGATTATCCGCCTGAAGATTTGCAGGGTTAACCGAGAAGAGTGTTCCAGGTGTTTGGACCAACAACACCATCGACAGTCAAACCTTCGTCTTTCTGGAACTGTCTAACTGCCTTGTCGGTCATCTTGCCGAACACGCCGTCAATACCGGCTCCAGGCTTGCGGCCACGGTTAAGTCGATAACCATCTTTATCAAGCTGCGTTTGCAAGAACTCTACAACAGGTCCACGGTCGCCCTTGCGAACAACTGTGTTACGGCAGGCTTCTACAAACTTAGCGACTTCAGCCAAAACATTTTGCGGACTGGGCGATGAGGGTTCCTTGCCTTGTTCGTAAGGCAACCATTCAAAGCGTGAGCCACGGACGCTGCCAGGAGTGTGGTGCCACCATTCGCTACGGACAGGGGCGTGCATTCCATATTCGGCTGCAATCTTTTTGACTTCGCCAGTCGTAATGCCCTTGCCTGTAATGCGGAAGTCTACAGCGTAACCAAAGCCGTCAAAGGCGGGCTGTGCCATGTGGTAGCTGCCTTGAAAGCCGTTTCTAAGTTTACGGTCTGGATTAGCTGCAAGGTTGAAACCTCGTTTGCCAGATTTGTAACCGTCATACAGGTACTTCTGCTGTGCATAGGAACGCACACCGGATACGACTGCAACGCGGTTAGCAATGCGGGGATCAACAAAGAAAGCTTCAAGTCGTGCAATAAACCGAGGGTGTAGCCCGTCGATCTTTACACGGCTAGAAGTAACTGGAATTTTACTCATCTTCAAGGTTAACCATGCTTGGGTTTACGCCGCCGATTGGCCCCTTAATTGCAGCGTATGACTTTACAACTGACAAAGCAGCAGCAGCTAGCGATGCCATCAACGAGTCTGCCAAATTAATGTTAAGAATGCCAGCACCATCAGTACCGACAAGAGCAACAAAAGTTTGACAAAAGGTAGATACAGCACGTTCTGCTGAGTCCTTGAACATTGAAGTTGAAAACATGATGTTTAGTCTATTCAGTCTTTGAGCGAGAGTCCACAATTACGCCGAGAGTATGCAACGCTAGTGAACTGCCTGAAATCCAAAGACCCCAGCGAAGGGTGTCTCCAGACATTGTAATCAGGACGAGTCCTACGCCGCCTACTGTCCACGCAAGAGCGTAGCTCTCAAAGAAAATCTTTCTAATCATTTTTTCTCCGAGTAGTAGGTGTGGAAGGTCCTCCTGAAGTTGTTGGTGTAGTGGGGACGGGAGCGGGTGGGAGAGGCCGTGTAGCGGCTGCTACTGCAATGCTGGCGCTTTGGACAGCAATAATGGCGCGTCGATCTTCAACGGAAACTGTGGAGCCTGAGGGGATGTATTGCTCGGTTGCACCGGCAAAGATATTGACTTCTTCTTCGAATGCTTCTTTTACTTCGTCGTCTGCATCTTGAATTGCTTCTGCAACTTCTTCGATTTGTTCGTCAGACAGTTCTTCGTATTCAAGTTCTTCGATAACTTCTGGAGTGATTTCTTCTAGTTCAGGCAGAAGAGTCGTCGTTGGAGGAATAGTCGTTGTAGGCGGTTGGGTCGTCGTAGGCGGCAGCGTGGTAGTCGTCGTCGGCGGGACCGTCGTCGTTGTCGTCGTACTCGTAGTAGTAGATGTTGATGTTGATGTCGTCGGTGGCAGCGTAGTCGTCGGCGGTAGTGTCGTCGTGGTCGTTGTCGTTGGTGGCAACGTAGTGGTCGTGGTGGGCGGCAAAGTGGACGTAGTAGTTGTCGTCGTCGTCGTTGTGGGTGCCTGAGTAGTCGTCGTAGGGGCGAGGGTTGTAGTCGTTGATGTTGTCGTCGTAGTGGTAGATGGCGGTGCCTCGGTTGTCGTAGTTACTGGGATCGTCGTCGTAGTCGTAGTCGTAGTCGTAGTCGGTGCTGCGGTAGTAGTCGTAGTCGTCGTTGTAGTCGTCGTCGTAGTAGTAGATGACGTTGTGGTCGTAGTCGTTGTGGTTGGGGGAGAATATCCGTCGGTTGACCATGTGACTGTTCCTGAGCCGTCTGGAATATCCATTCCAGATTGTTCTTGGTATGTTCTAAATCGTAGGACATAAGTTCCTGCCTGGGGAGTGAGGTGGAGCTTGGACCCATAACAGTTGTTTTGTGCGTTGTGATTTCCGTCGTCATCGTCGGCCACGATATTGCCTTCTGAGTCAATTAGACGCAGCCAGGGATCAATGGTTGTTTGGAAGTTCAAAGGGCAAGGAACGTTGCTGTTGAAGGTGACATGCAGCAAGGTTTCGCCGTCTAACGTTATGTTGTAGTCCAAGTGCGGCGTATCTGCACTAAGCGAAACGCTTTCGAGTGCAGTTGCAGCAGGTGCAAACCAAGCTGCTACATAGAAAAAAACGAGCAACGCTTTGCTCATTCTACGCCATTGCATCTCACAAAATTATCACAGGAAAAACTAAATGAGTAAGGCCCGAGACAAAGGAACAAAAGGTGAGAACGAAATCCTTGATTTATTGCAGAGAGCGGGGTTTGGTAATGCACACCGAACCGAATCGTCCCGTGAAAGTCATGACATTCATTGCGAACCGTTTGTGGTCGAAGTTAAATTTGCAAAGCGGTGGCTGTTATTCGACTGGATACCGAAACTGCGACGGGTGGCAAAAGACAGGCCGTTCGTGTTGTTCGCTATCCACGGTGACCGCAGAACTCAGACGGGTTCCGAAGTAGGACGAGTTGCTGTTTTAGATGCAGACTTTGCGGCTGAACTGATGCATTCTTATTATGCTACAGTTTTGTCCCGTGGACGCAGCAACGGGAATGCTAACGATACTAACGGTCCTGCTGCTGCCGTGGATGGCTTGGGTCAGCAAGATTCTGATTAGTATTCAGGTCCGCCTTGCCCGTGGTGAGGAGAATTTCGATCGGGTTCGGGACACGCTAGACGACCACGAAGCCAGGTTGCGAGCACTAGAAGCGCGTTAGACATAATTAGGTCTAGCAGTCGGCTCAGCCACGCGACCCTTGCACCAAGAACCGCAAGAGGTGCAGCGATAACGTCGGTACTCCATTGTTTTTGTGCGTCGGATACCGCTTGCTTCCATCGTGCCAGTAGCGCCACATTGCGGACACGCATCCGGGCGGTCGTCGTAAAGCGCCACGTTGGGATGGTTGGGAATCCAAGGGAGAAGTTTCTCATACAATTCTTCAGTCAATTTGACATCTTGAATATTGTATTTTTTCATCAACGCCCACGCTTTATCGTCGCCCATCATGCAATCGCGCCAAAGATCAAAACCTGTGTGCGGAGTCTTTTTGCCAATCCCCAACGCTTCTGAAACGTGAGTCAGTTTATTAGATGGGAACTTAAACTGGGTACGCACGGTTTTGAGTAAGTCAATGTCAACGTGTGGAGAAGCAGGGGGACGTTCTGACAACAAAAACTCTCGTTGCAAATGTTTTACGTCGAACGCTTTGCCGTTGTAATGGATGAGTGCGTCAGCAGCGGAAAGTAGTTCGTGTGCTGCACCAATCATTTCGTCGTGACCGTCGTGGTGGTCAGAGTAGAACATGACCTTTTTGGCCCCGTGCCACTTTGCTGCAAATGAAATTACCGAGCCTGTTTTCTCAATCTGGTTAAGTCCGACGTTCTGGTTCCACAGCCCCCAAACATACGCCAAATTTGGCGAGGTTTCGCAGTCAATAATTAGCTTCTTCATCCACAACCCCCTGTGGTTTTCCACAGTTTAGGGCACAGTAAGGAGCCGCACAATGCATGTGCCTTCCCACCAGTCAGCATCAGCAGATAGTTGCTCTGGTGAAAACTGCATTTGGTCTACAATAACCTGTTCAGAGTGGTTGCCTTCTTGGTAGGTAACAACGCTTTTGTTAACTAGCAATGTGCGTAGAGCGTCGTACAAACCTTTCGGGTTTTGTTGAATAGCTGACCCAGAACCGCGTGAACTAGCAACACGTTTCTTTAGCAAAATTGGCAGCACAATTTCGTCAATACGTGTAGGTGCTGGGAACGCTTGAATCTGCCAGGATTCCAGCACAGGGCCAGCAGTTAGCGTAGTTGCGCTGCGGGTAAGGGTGAACTTGAGCGTGTATTTGTCTGATCGAGAGTATTCAACGTTGACTGGAGTGCGATCTGCAAGAGTAATTTCTGACAGGTCAATGCCGCTGCCAGTCGTTGTAAGTAGT